AAAGGATATATTTAATGGTAGATATAAAAAACTTAGAGGAAAATATAAAAAAATTAATACTTCCTATTATAACTCAAAAGAAATATAAAGCTTATAAAAGTGATGACTTGACAGAAATAAAAATATATACTGGTTTGCTTCCACCAGACCCTGAAGAAACTATACTTCCGGCAATAACAATAAGAACTCATAAGGTTAAGAATTCGCTAGACAAAAAAATACTAACATTAGTTATATCTACAGGTATTTTTAACAAAGATGTTAAAAAAGGATATGAAGAAATATCTGAAATAAGCCAAAAGATACTAGATGAAATTCAAAAAGTTGGAGTAATTGAAAATAGATTTGAAATTCTTCCTGAAGCTGAATGGGTATTTCCAGAAGAACAACCAGTTCCATTCTATTTAAGTTTTATTTATATAAATGTTGTTTATGAAAAGGATTATAGAACAGATACAGATAATTGGATAAATGGAGGTGATTGAATTGCCTAAGGCTATTCAAAAAAATGAAGAAGAAATAAATAAAGAATTGAAAGAAGAAGTAAGAAACGAAATTCAAGAAGATATAAAAGAGGAAGAAAAAGAAGACATAAAAACAGAAGTAAAAGAGGAAGAAAAAGAAGTAGAAGAAAACTTTCAAAAGATATATATTGGACCAACAATAGCTGAATTTTCTCTGCAAGAATATACAATTTTTGTAAATGGCTATCCTTCTAATATTGAGGAAGCAATAAAAAAATATCCACTTACAGAAAAGTTGTTTATAAATGTAAAAGATTTGAATTTAAAAAATAATGAGTATTATAGAACACTTTATAATACTTTAAAAAATGAAATAAGGGGGAATATAAATGGCATTTAATCATGGTATTACAGCAACTGAAAGTCCTACAAAATTACTTGCAGCAGTTAGTGATAGCATAACTCCAGTGTATGTAGGAACTGCACCAATAAACTTATGTAAAGATAAATATATAAATGAACCTATTCTATGTAGTTCTTATGCTGAAGCAGTAGAAAGTTTTGGTTTTTCAGAAGATTTTGAAAAATATACATTATGTGAAGCAATTGATGTTCATTTCTCAAAATTTAATATAGGTCCAATTATTTTAATAAATGTTGTAGATACAACAAAACACATAAAAGAAGTAACAAATAAAACAATTACTTTTGTAGATGGAAAATATTTGATAGAGGATATTGGAGTTCTTCCTGAAACTGTTGTTATAACTACGTCATTTGAGCATACAAAATTTTTTAATGATAAAGGGCAACTAGTTTTAATTCCAAATGAAACAAAGACAGATCCTATTGAAGTAAAATACAGTATGATTGATTTAGAAAAAGTAAAAGAAACAGATATTATTGGTGGAATAGATGGGGCAACTGGAAAAAAGAAAGGATTAGAAGCAATTGCTGAGGTCTTTCCTAAATATAGAAAAGTTCCTAGTTTAATTTTAGCTCCAAAATATTCTAATAGTTCAACTGTAGCAGCAGTAATTGAAGCAAAAGCAAGAAAGATAAATGGTCATTTTCAAGGTCTTGGACTTGTTGATTTAGACACATCAAAAATTAAGAAATATGGAGATACAGTAGCAAATAAGAATACAAATAACATTTCATCAACTTTCTTAGATGTAAGCTGGCCAAAAATTTCTTTAGGAAAACAACAATATAATATATCTACTCAAAAAGCAGCATTAATTCAAATGCTAGCAAAAGATAATGAAGACATACCATTCAAATCACCTTCAAACAAAAATATAAAAGGTGATGGAGCAGTTCTTCTTGATGGAACTCCTATAAGATTAGGATTAGATGAAGCTAACTACTTAAATAGTCAGGGAATTTCTACAGTTATAAATTGGATTGGTGGATGGAGATTTTGGGGAAATAGAACATCTTGTTACCCAGCAGTATCAGATCCTAAAGATTCATTTATAGTAAGTAGAATGATGTTTAACTGGGTTATAAATTCTCTTGTATTAACATATTGGCAAAAAATTGATGAGCCAACAAACAAGGTATTAATAGAAACAGTAACAGATAGTATTAATATTTGGTTAAATGGTCTTGTTTCAGCTGGAAAGTTAATAGGTGCTAGAGTTGAATTTAGAAGAGAAGACAACCCACAAACTAGTTTAATTGATGGAAAAATAAAATTTAAGCTATATTATACACCAGCTCTACCAGCTGAAGAAATTAAATTTGATTTAGAAATTGATGTTAAATATTATGAAAAATTATTTTAGGAGGTAAAAATGGCTAAAACAATCGGAATAATCCCTGAAAAGATAATAAATTATAAATGTTTTATAGATGGGGAGATGTCACCAACAGCTTTAGTTGATGTTGATTTACCAGATATACAATTTATGTCTGAAACAATTTCAGGGGCAGGTATTGCTGGAGAAATAGATTCACCAACATTAGGGCATTTTTCAGCATTTGAAATTGGAATGAATTTCAGAACATTAATTAAAGATAACTTTAAAACATTTTCTCAAAAAGTATATGCTTTAGAATTTAGAGCAGCAACTCAATCTACTGATATGAGTGGTGGGCAAATAAACAAAGGTAGATTAAAAATATCTACAAGAGTAGTTCCAAAAAGTTTAGGATTAGGAAAATTAGAAGTTGGAAAACCTTCTGGTTCTAACCAAAAATTCGCATGTGCTTATTTAAAAGTTGAAGTAGATAATGAAACTGTCCTAGAAATAGATAAAATTAATATGATTTTCAATGTAAACGGAGAAGATTTACTAGCAGAAGTTAGAGATGCTATAGGAATGTAGGAGGGAAAATGGTAAGAATAAAAAATAAAATTAAATGTAAAAAAGATGATAAAGAGATAGAAATATCAGAGATAAATATAACAAGAGACATGCTTTGTCCTAGACATCTTTTAGAAGCAGAAAAAGAATTTTTATTAATGGGTGGGATATTTCCACAAGGTGGAATGGAAGAATCAAAACACTATCTGACAGTATTAGCAACTAAAATATTAGATTGTTCTTATGATGACTTAGTAGAAAAACTTTCTGGAAGTGAGTTTTTAGAAGTTACAAACCAGGTTAAGGGTTTGTTCGATGGCTTGGGATTAGAAGCACTAGTTTCAAAGATCTTAGAAAAACAATCTTAATCCTAAGCAAAGAAAGTAAATCAGGAATAGAATTTTTTCTAAATATTTCATTCCATGAATTCTTTGAATGGACAACTGATATGGGAGAAATTCTTGAAAAACAAGCACATATATAAATAAGTGGTTGCTTTTTGACAAGATTTATTATAGAATACTGTCAAGAGGTGATGAGTATGTTAAAAGCTATAAAAAATTGGTATAATAAACAACAAGCAATATCAAATGAGTATAGAAAAGAAGCTGTAAAAAATTTTGCAGAAGCTGGGATAACTATAAAAAACATAAAAAAAATATTTTCAAAACTTATTCCATTAATAATATTTTTGGCAATAGGGTTTATCATGTATAACTATGTTGCACCATTTTTTCTAATTGTTTTTGTACTCTTTGTTATAGCAATACTTAGCATACTTAAATTAATTTTTTAAAAAATAAAAGATAAAGTTAAACCACTTATCAAAAAAAGATAAGTGGTTTTTTTATTGTCTGGAGGATTTATGAAAGAAATTGGAATTTCTTTTGGAATAGGAGCAGCACTAGGAACAGGATTTGCTAAAACATTTTCACTTGCAAGTAAAGGTGTTTCTGGACTTAATCAAGAGATTATAAAATTACAAAGAACTCAACAATTATTGGGAAGATATAACGAAGATAAAAAAGCATTAAAAGAAAAAATTGAAGTTATAAAAAAGACTAAATTAGCTATATCTGAACTAAAAGCAAGTATGAAAGATGAAAAAAATCAAACAGTCGAAAATGCAAAAGCATTACAGAATTTAGAAAAAAAACTAAATTCTTTAAATAAGTCTTATTCAGCTGAGCTAAAACATGTAAGAGAAACAGCTAAAGTATTAAGAGATAAAAAAGTAGATTTAAGTAATACCACTGAAAAATATAAAGAACTAAAAAAAGAAATAGATAGAGCAGCTGAAGCAAGTAAAAAGTTTGCAAAAGCTGAATCTTCTAAACAAATAGGGGATAAGATTTCAAAAATAGGTGGGACATCTATTAAAGCTGGAGCAGCTGGAGTTGGATTATTATATAAGCCTGTACAACAAGCAATAAGTGCTGAGAGTAATTTTGCAGCAGTAAAAAAACAATTTGACTTTAAAGATAAGGAAGAAGAGGAAAATTTTAAAAAAGAATTACATAAAATTATTACTGAAAAGAAAATAGCAATAGGACTCGATGAATTATATGCAGCAGCTGCCAATGCAGGTCAAACAGGATTAAATAAGGATGAAGCTATTAAATATATAGAGCTCGCTTCAAAAACTGGAATGGCTTTTGATATGAATAGAGAAGAAGCAGCAAGTGCTTTATTTAATATGAAAAATTCTTTAAATTTAACTTATGATGAACTAGTTGAACTGACAGATAGAATAAATTATTTAGGAGATAAAACAGGAGCAAGTGCTCCAGCTATAACAGATTTTGTAAATAGAATAGGAAGTATTGGGAAAGTAGCAGGATTTTCAGAAAAACAAGTTACAGCTCTTGGAGCTTCATTGATTGAACAAGGAATGGAAGCAGAAGTTGCAGCAACTGGAGCAAGAAAAATATTGGTTGCTTTAAATAAAGGAAGTGCTGGGACAAAAAGTCAACAAGAAATGTTTAGAACTTTAGGAATAGATCCAGAGAAACTAGCTAAATTATCACAAGAAGACAGTGAAAAAGCTCTATTGTTAGTTTTCAATAAGATAAAAGCACAAGATGAAGATAAACAAGTAGCTATTTTAACTCAACTATTTGGTCAAGAAGGTTTAGAAGCAGCATCTAAATTTTTAAATAATACAGATAGATTAAAAGAAAATTTAGACAAAGTAAATGGAGATGAAGCTAAAGGAAGTGTTGATAAGGAAGCTGATATAAAAAGAGGAACTACCGAAAACCAACTGGCAATAACAATGGGTAAATTAAGCATAGCAGGAAGTCAGTTAGGAGCACTATTACTTCCAGAAATAAATAAAATAATAACTAGTTTCTCAAATTTATTAACAAAAATAACAGAATTTCAACAGCTACATCCAGAAGGTTTCAAGACATTCATGAAAATTTTTGGTTATGGTTCTATTGCGTTATTAGGTTTTGGTTCTGCTTTAAAACTTATCTCAGGTGGAATAAGTTTATATTCTAATTACATGAAAATAGCAGGATTTATGACAGAACACGCATTTGGAACAAAAATATTATCTGTTGGGAAAAAATTAATAGGTGGAGTTGGAAAAGTTGCAAAAGGTTTCAAAGCTTTAAGTATGACAGTACTAGCTAGTCCTATTACATGGATAATAGCAGGTATTATAGCACTAATAGCTGCAGGTTATTTACTATATAAAAACTGGGATACTGTAAAAGCTAAAGCAATAGAATTAAAAGATAAAGTAGTTGGACTTATTGATAAGTTTTGGTTTCTTATGGGACCTTTAGGGTGGATAGCAAAAGCTGGAATAACTGTATATCGTAACTGGGATACTATAAAAGAAAAAGCTGTAGAGTTAAAAGAAAAGATAGCTAATATGGTAACTAATATCGTTTTAAAGTGGGAAAACTTTAAAGCTTCATCAATGGAAATTTTAGGAAGTGTTTTTAAGTGGATAGATGAGAAATGGACTAGCCTTAAAGAGACTGGAATGGCAATAGCCGATTTTTTTGCAGGAATATTTAAAAAAATAAGTGATGGAATAGATAAGGCAATCGGTTGGGGTAAAAAACTATTGTTTATTGATGAAAAGAAAGCACCTCCAGGAAGAAGAGGAGATATTCCACAAAACAATGGGAAAGCATATTCATATGGTGGAAGAGGAGACATTCCGCAATTTGCATTAGGAGGAATTGTAAATTCACCTACTCTCGCTTGGGTTGGAGAAGGTGGAAGTTCTGAGTCAATTATTCCACATGATAACAGTCAAAGAAGTTTAAATTTATGGGAAAAGACTGGAAGATTAATAGGAGCATATGAAAATGGAAATAACTCTAGTTCCTTTAACTTAACATATTCACCAGTGATTTATGTAAACGATAGCAAAGATCTAGATAGTACATTAAGAAAAAATAGAGATGAAGCTTTTAATGAATTTAAAAATATGATGAAAAAATATGAAAGAGAAAATATGAGGAGAGGAAATGGAAGATAAATGGGCTTCTTATACAACTAAAGATGGAGACACATGGGATAAAATTTCATATCTGTTATATAAAAATTCAAAATTTATTCATTACCTGAATTTATGGAACGAAGAATATTCAGAGTATTTTATTTTTCCAGCAGGAATAGTTATAAAATACAAAAAAATTGATATGAAAGACTCTAATTTACCTCCTTGGAGAAGATAATATGGAAATTGATTTTAAAAATATAAATGTTTTTGACTTTACAAAAGAAAATGAAAATGCAAGAAGGACTGAAATAACAATAATTTACGAAGGTAAAAATATAACAAAAGAAATTCATAGTCAGCTTACTTCGTGTTCTCAAAGTGATTCTATAAATCAA